TATTTGATTTTTTCGACAACTAGGTTTGAAACTTCTTTTCAAAACATTCATTTTGTCTAATAAACTATCTACATAGTATGGTTGTATCAAATCAATTGCGGGGTTCATAAAAATAGTTTGAGACTCCTCTATATCTTTGTAGACTATAAAAGAAAAATGTGCGTGTGGGTGATTATGTGCTTCTTGATAATCAAATTTTTTATATCTATTTTCCCATATATTTTTTATTTTAATTTCAAACAATCCATTAAAATCACAATAAATTAAATTCCATATTTTATTTAATAAATATTTATTTGATTCTTCATCAAGTTCATTTACATAATCATGAGAGCTTTCAGTTTTTGAAAACCATGTTTTTGTAAATTTTACATTTTTTAATTTTATTTTAGAACAATCTATATTGTCGATATATACGGGTATTGAGAACAATTCTAATTTCATATTTTATCCTCATAGTAGTTTAGATTTATAATATATCTGACTGGTGTTTCTTTAGAAGTTACAGCTCGGTGTTGAACTCCCATATCAAATATCAAAATTTTATTTGCTTTAGCTTTTATAAATTTAATTTTATTATTTATTTTTATTTCCGTACCACCATCACAATCATTTAAAAAAAATATAGCTGTTTTTCCTCCTGTTTCATAATCTATATGAAGATCACTTTTAGTAAATAATTTACTTACAAACATATTTGCTCTAGCTTTGATAACCGCGATACTATTTAATTTTTTTAAAATAGGTTTTATATAGGGTTCAAATCCTGGAGAAGTTATCTCTGAGTCAGTAAAAAAACAATGTGTAAAAAACAATCTACCTTTCTCATTCCAATTCATGTCGTCTACTCTTCTCCAAGGAAACTCTTTATCTAATACATATGATCTTACTTTATTAAATTGATCTAGATCTAAAAAATTATTTATTATTTTATACTTCATGAATACCTTTTAATACTGAATATAATGTTGGTTTAGATTTAACCATTTCTTCACAGATGTTTTTTCTTTCATTTAACCTATCGATGCATTCTTTAAAATTTTCTTTTAAATTACTTTCAACGTGAAAACCTTTATTTATTAAAGTTGTTTTATCAGTTGGTCCCCAGTGCATACCTGCAGCAATATTATGAAAACCAGCAGCTGGTAAAAATCTATAGTCATTGGTTTTTCTATAAACTTGTTCTATAAATTCATTTTCGTTTGTTGCACATGCATTAATCATCTTTTCATAAAATGATTTATTTGTACAATGTCTCCAATAGTCAGTATCGGTTCTTTGAGAAAGGGCATAGTGTTGAGCTACGAATTCAGCAAACCCTTTAAACATTCGTTTACATTCATAATTAAAAACATCTCTATCCCATTGTGTGATTTTTTCCCTTTGTAAATTAGTAACAAGATTTACGAGAAACTCATGGACAGAAAACAATCCATTACTTTCTAAAGGTTCTATAAATCCAGCTGATAAACCTATCGCTACAACATTCTTAACCCACAATCTATTATGAATTCCTATTCTCATTTTTATGTTTTTAAATTCTAAATCTTTTTGACCAAGATGTTTTTGTAATTGTTTTAATGCAGTTTCATCATCAACAAACTTGCTAGAATATACATATCCTGTACCTATTCTTGACCACAAAGGTATGTTCCATACCCAACCATTTTCAATTGCTGTACAATTTGTGTAAGGAACTAATTCTTTTTCTTTGTTTTTATACTTTATTTTTGTAGCCCAAGCAGAATCATTTGGTAATAAATCTGAATAAGACTCAAAAGGTTCTTTTAATGTTTCGCCTAGCAATAAAGATTTAAATCCAGTGCAATCAATGTATAGATCAGCTTTGTGTTTTTTATTTATAGATTTTATACCATGTTTATTTTGTTCTATTGTTTTTACATCTTCAATAATATGTTTAACTTTTTTGCAGTATTTATCTCTAAGCCATAAACCAAATTTAGTTGCATCAAAATGATAAGCCCTTTCTACTTCATTAATATCAAATTTATTTTGATTAACATAAGCCATTTGTAATGGATAAGTACAATCAGCATAATCACTATAGGGTGTTTTTGGATAAATTATTTTTTTAAACCACCAATCATTAATACCTGCACGGGTGCCTTCTACAGGTGGCTGACCAAAAGGATAATAAAAAGATTCACCTTTCTTATAAAAATCCGTGAATTTAATGCTTAGTTTATAACTACCTTCTACATGTTTAATAAAATCCTTATCATCGATTTTAAGAAGTCTCGTCCAATTAATTATTTTCGCTATGGTACTTTCACCCACACCTACAGTAGATATATTTTTAGACTCTATTAAAGATATTTTCCATTTGGGAAATTGAGATTCAAGAGTCGCTGCCGTCATCCATCCTGCACTACCGCCGCCTACAATTAAAACTTTCATTTAAAAGGCCATCCTAAGTGCCATGCTACAAGGCTATATCTTACTCCCGCAATTACTGGTTTTACTCTATGATATATATGAGAAGGAAAAACAATGATAGATCCTTTGGGTAGTATTTCTTTGCATTGAACAACATGTTTTGATTCATCTCGCATATGTGGGTCGTAATTTCTAAAATCAAATTCTAATTCACCACCTTCGTATTCTGAACCATCTGTTAACTGACAAGTCATAGATATCTTTCTTATTTTTCCTTTATCGTCTCCTTTTTCATAAGGTGTATCACTATCAGCGTGCCAATCATAAAATTGATTTAATGTATATAATGTAAATTGACATGATTCCGATTTATGCCATTCAAAATTCCAACCTGCATTTTTATTTGCCTCTACGACATATGGATGTATTTCTTTAAATATCCATGGTTCAGTTAACCAAACCAAATCTGAATCTCTCTTTTTTTTTAAATCTAAATAGTCTTTTTTATCTAACTTGGTTTTTTCATAACCACCTGTTCTTGCCATTTGTTGTTTTTTAGAAGTAGCAAAAGCTATTACTTCATCACAAAACTTAGGTGTCAATGCAGATTTAAAATACCAATAATAATTATGGAAGCTCATACGTTATTGTTAAAATAAAATTCGTGTTTTCTTTTTGATAATTTTTAATTGTGTACGTATTTAAAGAAGGAAATATTATAAATTTATTGTTTGTCAAAGGTATATCCCAACTTTTTCCTGCTTTTCTATTATCATCATAAAATATTCTTACACTGCAATCTTCGACATTTACTCCATACAGCATAGTAAAATCTGCTGAATTTCTTAAATCTACAGGATCTACGTTTTTCAAAGGTGGAGAGTGTTGAAGAGGAGAATACATATTTCCCCAAAAATTTTTATTAAGAAGTGTTAGATTGTGTTTAAGGTTCATATACTCACGTATATATGTACTTAGTTTATCAAACGTTTTTGAAAAATTAAAATCTTTTAAAGTCAATCTAGAATGTAGAATTTCATGTGATAAAAAAACTCTATCTATTTCCCAATCTTTAGGCATATTAACTGTACCGTAATACAAGGCTACTTCAGACAAAACTTCTTTAGAGATATCTTTCTTCATACTTTATAAGTATTGTTTAACAGTATTTTATAGAAAATTCAACTATTTCGCAGACCAAGCAGATCCATTCCACTCATATACTTTATCAGCAGGTATTTCGTCGGCTTTATAAGCTTCCCAACCTTTTGTATTGTCTGCTTGATAAACTTCTTCAACCCAGTAAATTGCATAGTTTTCTTTAACACTTGGATAAGTAATTGGAGCTTCCCACGATGCATTTGATGTGTTTTTAGTCCAAGACCCGTGTGGTTGTGGTTCCCAAAATATTGAATTAGTTGGGTCCCAGGTATAGCCTATACTTGCGTAGTTGCCTCTAAAAGCAGTTCCACCAAGTGAATGCACATTGCGATAAGTATTATAAGAACATTGAATCCATTTTTCAGCTGGCCAGTTACTATGTGTTTGTAAATACTGTTGACCTACTGATTCAACTTCATTGTTATTTTCATCTTGTACGTCTGAGTTGTCTACGACTACTACTGTAAGTACTTCATTAGCTTCTGTGATTTTTGCAAAATGTGCCATATTATTGATACTTGTATCTTATTATTACAATTCCAGATCCTCCAGCATATCCGTTTCTTTCTGGTAGTGGGTTAGTTCCTCCACCGCCGCCTCCGCCAGTGTTAGTAGATCCTGCGCCGCCGCCGGGTCTTCCTTGTCCACCGCCGCCAGATCCTCCTGAGCCGCCTGAGCCTCCATGACCACCTCCGCCGCCTCCGCCTGATCTTGTTGTTGGTGAAGCGTTAATACTTGAAGTAGCTCCTGCGCCTCCTGGACCTCCTGGTCCTCCAGCATTGCCTCCTACTGCTGTGGCTCCGCCTCCGCCACCTGCGCTTGTTGGGCTACCTACTCCTCCGTTATTACCTTGTGGTGGGTTAACTGGTGGGGTATTACCTGTTCCACCTGCATGGGTCGTAGTATGACCTCCGCCACTTCCAGAACCACCTGGATTTCCAGCTGCGTGACCAGCACCAGCTCCTCCTCCTGCTGAGGTTATTGTTGAAAATGTTGAATCACCACCTTGACCAGATGCACTGCCAGCTGCCCCTACTGTAATTGGATAACCTTGAGCTGATACTGGTAAAGCTACTGCTGGAGATGCACCTAAAGGCGAAACTGAATAACAACCTGAAGCTGCTCCTGGAGATTCTCTATAACCTCCGGCTCCACCTCCTGATCCACGGTTACCTCCACCGCCTGCGCCACCAGCTACAACCATATAATCTACTGTATCTGCACCTGCTGGAGTTCCTGCATTTGAAACACAGAATGTACCATCTCCTGTAAAGGTATGAATTTTATAATCTCCAGTACAAGTAATTGTACCACCTGTTGCCTCAATAAATGGGGCACCTCCTCCTCCAGCACCAAATCCTAAAACTTTGTATCCAAAAGACATATTTTATTATCCTATCCGTCGTTAGCAGCGTCTGTAGTATAGAATAATTTAATCCCTAGTACTCGTGCATCACCTGTAAAATCGTCACTACCATCGGCTGCGTCTCTGTAAAGTTGAAAAAATGTATAATCATCATCAGCTGGAGATCCAGCAATTGTCACTGCACCACTCACGGCAGTCATTTGCACATCTTCTACAGTTCCAATTCCAGCGTCTGTGACTTCTACAGCTGTTCCAAAAACTACATCGGCTGTGTCGCCTTCTGTACATGAAACACCCTGAAGACCAAAAATACAGTCATCCGTATTCGTATTACTTGGACTCCAAAAAACTTGATAGGTTACTGTTCCTAAATTCCATGACTTAGGCATCGCAATAGAAAACTGTGCATATTCAGCTGTACTTGCATCAAAATCTAAAACCTTTAATTCAGGTCTAGTTGCTGTAGTTTCAACTGCGGCTGCTTCAGCTCCGTTGGTTGTTGTACCAAACATTGCTTGTGCGGGAATAAAAATAGTTTCTGTACCTGCAACTTTAACAGCTGCTGATCCTGATTTAAGAACTCCACTTCCTGCGGGATTAATATTAATATCTATATTTGAGTCACTACTTCCTGTGGATGAAAGAATTGGGCCAGCTCCACTTGCTCCAGCCGCCATAGTAAATTCATTTTCTGCTGAGCCAGTCACTGTGATCTTCATTAACTCATTTCCACCAGTATCTAAAATAGATGTACCAATTTTAGGTGAAGTTAAAGTTTTATTTGTTAAAGTTTGTGTTCCTGCAAGAGTTACATCACCCATTCCAATATCATAAACACCTGTATTAGTTGCTACGCCATCAAAATAAATTAGTTTCCACCCTTTATCTGTAGTGGCCCAAGTAACTGTTGCTCCTGAACCTGAAGCTGCTTTTAATTGAACGGTGTAAGCACCACTTGTACTATTTTTAATAAGATAAAAATTTTCTACACTTACTGGAAAAGTTACAATTTTATTTCCTGTAATTGCTTGTGCAGAAACAGCGCCAAAAATAATTACTCTAGTTGCAACTGTAGCTCCTGTTGATCCATCGTCTTCAGTTAACGTTGTAGTATTAGC